AATCAATACTACCATCCCATGTGTAACCCATGTATTCATAAATTATCTGCCATACTTGTTCTTCAGCTAACTCTAAGTTATCTGCTATACTACTTAAACGTGCATTAAGAAGTTGAAATTCTGTTTCAATTGCAATGCCTGACATTGAAGTTGTTTCTGTTGCACGAACTGCACCAACATTGCCCATACTGTCAATCATCTTTTTGCGATTGTTGATACTATCATAGATAGCACTGATCTGTCCACCTTCAAAATTAAGCAAATATGGTTTTAAGGCAGGATCGAGGTTTTCTTCCATGGTAATAACCTGACCAGCACTTGCACCTTGAGCGTTGGTTCCGGCTGTTGCAACCAAACTTGGGTGTGTATCTAAACGTATTGAATCATATACTTCTGCCAATTCATTGTAGATCATTCGTTGTTGATCGGCTATGTCATCTACTAAACTATTACCTAATCCTCTAACAGGACTGCGTTCAGCGTAGGCACATACAAATGGTAGATAACCTAAACCGTTTGTTTCTACAGTCATATCTAATACACGCTCTTGTTGTGTGTCCAATTTATAAGTTGTAATAGTATCATATCCCCATTCTTTGACCACGGTTTCAGTGCCGTTGACTTCTTCAACATACTTGATATATTCTAATTGGTATCCGCCATTAGGCTGACGGGCCCAACGCCAATCTGTGACTGCTAATGGCAAAAATAGTGATAGGTAAGGGCGAGCATTCATGGCCATTTCATCTGCCATGGTGACAGCACCTACATCAGGCTTGGCTACACAGATCCAAACATGTCCAAAAACCGCTGCCCATTGTGCCACATCCTTCATGAACGCATTCATATTACGGCCATCTAGGTCAGCATCTTTACAGATATCTTCAATAGTAAAGTTGTTTTCTAAACTACCAAACTCACGATCTGGTTCTGTTCTAAATAAAAAGCTTGTATATAAAGATATTAACGACCTAACTTGATTATCAAGTGGAGTATTAAGTAATCTAACTGCGTATTGTGTATCATTCTCTAACGCATAACGCTGTAGGTACGCACCTTCACGATATGCCTGTCCGCCGGTAAAGCTGTCTAGTAAGAACTTCCAGCGTTGTTGATTACGACTGTAAGTTATATTGCCTGCTGTTGCCTGTAAATAGGCATTTTGAAACGTTTGGAGTTCTGCCATTAATGGCTCCTTTTAATAGTATATTTATGCTAATTGATGACCGAATCGTTGCGGTACAATTGGTTGCTGTTCTTTGTTAATAGGAAATAAGAACTGTATTGCGTAGGTTAGTGCGTCAAACATGTGATCAAATCCTGAATCTTTATCGGGCACCTGGCTGTTTTCTTTATAGCAAAACTGCTGCAAACTTTTAATTGTGTGTTTGCATTTGGCATCAATATAAAATCTAGTTGTGGCATCATCTCGCAGGAAGAACAAACTGTTGGCTGCATTAATCCTATCTTTGACTAACGGATGCTGTCTATGATAACGCACTGTAAATCCTGCATTCTCCAATAACTTAATATCGGTATTACCATTGGCACTTGTCTTGCGCTGGACTCCAGCCGGATCTGGGTATATTGTAATAGGATTTTTAGGATATCTGTTGCGTATTTCATCTATTAACTCATTGGTGTTACTACTGTTAAGAACAATTTCATCTATACAATGCAGCCCATCTTTAGTCCTACGCATTACACAACATGACATTGGTTGGACATTAAAGTCAGTACCAAGTATAAGTTGGTCATTAGGTTGGACTTGGTCACTTGGTCTAATATTATGTGCACCAAAAGCATAAGCTATAATACCACTGAAGTTTTCAAATGTTGCTAAGAACTCTTGACTGAATGTTCTAGCATCCAAGTCTTGGCGCGCCTGTTCTACTTCATCTTCTGGCACATTACCACCATCAATAGTTGTAAATTGAAAGCTCATCCAATTTTTTCTTGTTGTGTGATAATCATAGATTTCTTTGAACCAATTCATACCTTTGGGTGTACCTAAGAACAGTGCGTGTCCTCCGGTATCTGCTAAGGTTGGTCGTAATACTTCATACCATGCTTCACTGTCTATGTCTGCGGCTTCGTCAATGACAATAAAGTTTAGGCCCACACCACGCAGACTATCATAGTTATCAGCACCGCGCAAAGATATTTCGCTGCCATTAACCAACTCCAATGTAAGATCCTGCTCATTTACTTTTTTAACCCAATTAATTCCTATTAATTTTTTCTTTAATTTCTTCCAGACAATCTGCTTGGCCATTCTGTATGTTGGTGCAATGTACCATACTTTTTGATCTGGTTTTGCTGCATACTTGGCAAGTTCTCTAATGGCTAAATGTGTCTTACCAAAACGCCTTCCACATACTGCTACGCGAAAACGGAATGGTGCGTCAGCTATCATACGCTGTGCTTTACTTAATGGCATCTAGCTCTCTGTATTCATCACGCATGTCTTCTAACTGTTCTGCAGAGGGTTTATCATCTTCATCATCTGTGAATGGTAATACCTTACTGCCATCATTGACCATACCATTATCGCTCATGCCCAACATATTTTTAGCTAAAAAGATTTGAACAGCGGCATTTAAGTTTACACAGGCATTTTTTAACATTGCTCTACGTAGACTGATTTTTAAGTTCTCACGTCCTTTTGTGAGTTCGGAAGGAAAGTTATATGCTAATGTATCTTCATTAACACCAAACCAAGCAGCGATATCTCTATTGGTACAACCCAAGCTGGCCAAATCTTCAACTTCTTCAGGTGGCACTACTATGTTGTTTCGGCCTACAAGTTTACCTTCAACAATTTTACTGCCCCATTTGCTGTCTGGCTTTGGTCCTGGTTTCATTGCCATTATAAACTATCCTTAAATGTTTGTAGCTGCTCATGTGTAAGGAACATTTCAAATCTATTGTCAAATATACTGCGACTTAATATTTGTATGTGCCATACACTTGTAGCTTCTACCCAAGTCTTTTTTAGTCTTAGGTTATAATCTTCTGTGTTGATTATATCATGTTCTTCTTTTGGTGCACCTTGTGAGTATACCATAAACTGTCCTTGTCTCATATTTATTCCTTTATAATATCTTAGATACTGTAAACTCATCTGTAATAAAATGTTCGTTGAGTTTAACTGCTAAATTTTCAGCTGACTTTTTGTGTGGAAATACTGTTCTAATATACTTGGGGAATTCACCCTTTATACCCCAATATCTATGTCTAATACTAAATGGTTTATCTCTATATAATATTACATATAAACCCGCAGCACTTAGTATGTCAATACCAAATTGATCAGTAACTTGTATACTGTTAAGTACTTCTGCTGCAGGTCTAGACATTATGGCTGCCTAGTTAGGATACGATTTATATCCGGCATGGCTATATTTGCCAATGTCCAATTGTATTCATGCCAGTATATACTGTAATATTCATATTCAATATTAAATGTCATTTCACGTGCAAATCTTTTACATACCTCTTGAAGATCTGCTTCAGTGTCTTCATCCAGTGTAGCAAATGCGTATGTAGGTATTCTAGTTTCAATTATCATTGTTCTTCTCCAAATATATTTTTATTTCTATTATTTGCTTTTAATTCAAAATGCGCTGGATTTACACAGTCCTGTTGTTGACACTTCATAGTAACTCTATATGGACTAACATCTTCATTTGTATGACTCATAAAAACTAAGCGTCTAGCTTGGGTCATCTGTGGTATTTCATTTTTCCACGCACCTATTAGTGCTCCCGAAGGTGACATGCTACCTGTCCATGGCCAACATTCATTTTCATCCAAACTAACTTCAATCTTACTCCATAGTCTAGTGTCATCCCATCCCCAATTACCAATTTTTTTATAGCCTGGAAATTTAATATGTCTTACTCCGCGTGCTGCCATTATTTTTGCTCCTGATTAAACAATTGAATTATTTCTGGATTCTTTTTCAGTAAATGCATGAGTCCTATGGCCAGCGTATCTACCTGTCCTTCTGTAAGACATTGGTTTAATGTCATTTCAATTACATGTATTAGTTCGTGTGCTAATGTAGCCAACCAAACAGGTTTAATTAAATTTGGATCTATAATAATGGTATTTGTTTTTGGATCACATATACCTAACGTATCCTCTGGTAGTTCTTCTAGTACAGCATCTCTAATAGTCCAAATCTGGCTCATGAATTCAATCTGCATATCTTGCTTCCTTATATACTATTTATTTATCTAAAAAAAGTAAAATTTAAATTGGTCAGGTTGGTCAGGTTGGTCACTTGGATGAATTAAGTAGAATCTGGGTAAATTAGCCTATTTACAAAGCCATTTTATTGTGTTATAATAAATACTTATTG